CTTTAATTTATCCATTAAATAACTATTTACATCGTCCGCACTTATACGTCTATTATTATATTTAAATATATAATCATTTGTATTTTTATGATTAATATCTTTTAGTTTTTTAAATAAATATTCGCATATATATTTATTTTTACATATTGCCTCATTCCGTACTCCTTTTTTACCTATAAAATCAAATAATATACTGTTATTGCCATTGTCCTGAATTAGTTTAATATGCGAATAATTGAGTGTAGTTATACCATATGATTTATTTTGTTTTTCATATATTTTATTACCTATTCTAAAACCACATGTTAATATTAGTGTTATAATTATTGCTATAATTTTATTTTTTTCATCATGTGATTTTAAATCCTTTGATATGTGTTTTTTTATCTTGATAAAATAAGTATCATATCGCTCTATTTTATCATATTTTTTTTCATTTTGCTTTTCAATATATTTGGTATTATATACAACTTGTTTTCTTCCCTTGCTATCATATCCATATGCTACTATTTTTTTATTATTTAATATAACAACATTATTATAACAAGGTGGGATTTTTAATTTTTTTATATTAGCAATCTTAATATCATCTATTATCTCATCGTTATTGTTATAATTGTAATATTTAAATCCTGTTAAGTATGTCCCTACCCTTTTTATTTTCATATGTTTATTTATTGTAAATAAATTATAATTATGCTCTTATAAAATGATATAAACATATAATTATATATGTATTCATAAAGTGAATATAATGGCATCGAAGAAAGCGACTCAAGTACCTCCTCCATCTCCCGCACCTGAAGCAAAGCAAGCACCCAAAAAACAAGCGGCTGCTAAATTGCCTTTGGCGGTTGCGGCGACTACTCCTGCAGTTCCAGTTATTCCACCAGTGCCTCTACTAAGTGTTCCTGGTGCGAAAACTGAAGGGGATGTTGTAGGCGTTGAAGCATCACAAGTTAAAGATAATGCTGTTTCTGTAATTATCGAGAAAGTGAATACACTATTTGCTAATTTCAAGGAAGTTCAAAATCTCCTAAAAGTTTTGAGCAAAGATTACGAAAAACAGCAAAAAATCATCGAGAAGGCACAGAAAAAACGCCAAAATGCTAAAAACTCGCCATCGGGATTTGCTAAACCTAACAAAATCTCTGATGAACTATGTGATTTCATAGGAGTTCCTCATGGAACTGAGAAATCGCGAACGGATATTACCCGCTTTATCAACTCCTATGTTAAAGAACACAATCTAAATAAGCCCGAAAACAAACGTTTTATCCTCCCTGACGAAAAACTTAAGAAAATCCTAAATGTTGGCGATAAAGAAGATATCAACTATTTCATTCTACAAAAACTAATCTCTCATCATTTCCCTCCCTCCGCTAGCAAACTTGCAGCAACTGCTTAATAAATAAGCAATATAAAACTGTTTAATTCTTTTTACAAAATTATTATAAAAAATAATAAAAATTGATATAAATAATTGCTATCATATATATTATAACAAACATTCGTATAATGGAAACTCCCAATGCCGCCTGTGCTTTTACTAAAACCGCCAATAATGGAAATGCTTTAAAGACGACAGGAAGTTCTATTGTTGATTATTTCATGTTGTTTGTGAGAGATTTGGATATTGACGTTAGTAATAAGTATCTTGAAAAATGTTGGGAAGAAGACCCTAAAAAAACTGTCGCGATTATTTTTAATGGTCGCGATAGATTATCGGGGAAGAAAGAGAAGAAGATAGCAAATGATGCGATGCTTTGGTTGCGTAAAAATAAATTTAATACTTACGCAAATAACATTAAGAATTATATTGAAAAATATGGACGTTGGAAAGATTTGCATTACATCGGTTATAAGTTGAAAAATATTGATCATAAATTTGAATTAAATATTATTGCTCAAAAATTAATTGAAGATAAGGTAAATTTGGAAAATAATAATCCTGTTTCTCTATGTGCCAAATGGGCTCCTAGTGAAAATGATAAGTATGACAAGAGAAGACAATACGCTAAGAAGGTGGCGTCATTTATCTATGGTAGCAAAGATATGAGTAAAATGGAAAAATATAGAAAGGAGTATTTAGTACCTTTGAGAAAGAAGATTGATATTGTAGAAGCAAAAATGTGCGAGAATGATTGGGGTACTATTAAATATGAAAATGTTCCTGGAGTTGCCTCGAATAAATTGAAGAATGCTTTTATTAAACACGATGAAGAGAGATATAGGAAATATCAAGAAGATGTTTTCAATAAAGTGAAAAAAATCAATGTCACAGGTATCCTTCCGCACGAATTGGTAGGAGTCTATATTAAGGATTTGGAAAAGTTTAATAAAGGAGAGAAGTGTCAGACAACCGAGATGCAATGGAGAACAATTGTAGAGAATGTTAAAAAGTCGGGAAATTTTGATAATGCGATTTCTATCATTGATGTATCAGGATCTATGTTTAATGCTAAAAACGGAAGTATTCCAGCACAAGTTGCTGTAGCATTAGGTATCATTACTTCTTTGTGTTGTAAGGGAAATTTTGCTAATAAAATTATTACATTTAGCGAAGAACCACAACTTGTAGATTTGATTAGTCCTGTGAAAATTCAAGAAAAAAGAATCGAAAATGGAGATAATGCGGTGGCTAGTACGAATAGTGAAATTGGATCTATTCCAACACTTCACGAATGTATTAAAAATATAATGAAAATTGATTATGGATTTAGTACAGATTTTGTAAAATGTAATGAGGAGATTATTAACTATGCTATTAAACACAATGTTCCGCAAGATAAAATGCCAACAAAACTATTTGTATTTACAGATATGCAATTTAATAATGCTAATAACTCTAGAGATAATGATCTAAATACTGTATATAAAAGTATTGTTCAACTATATAAAAACAATAATTATAAAGCACCCAAGTTTATATTTTGGAATCTTAATTCAGACAGCAATGAAATTTTCCCTGTTAATTGCGATACTGAAGGGACTGCTATTGTATCGGGATTTTCAGAACAACTTCTAAAAATATTTATGAATTATGATGAATTTAAACCTGAGTTTATCGTGAATGAAATCCTCACACCTTATCTAAAGGATATTATTATCAGCGACGATTAAGTTATAATATAATTACTATATTATGATAATTTATTATATATTATATATTATATATTATATATTATATATAATATATAATATATAATATATTTTTATAATTTATTAAAAAATGATTTATTTTTTTTAGTTTTCTAAAATATATTAATCTTTAATATGCTACCAGCAATTAGTAATTTTACCGACAAAGATTATATTGTAAATATTGTTAGATATTTGCAAGGCTATTGCGAACTCAAAAAGTTGAGCGAGATAAATAAGTCGTCTAATATCTTTGTTAAAAAGGAGACAAATTTAAAAAGTATAGTTGGAGATAAAAGAAATAAGTATAATTGTGATATGTTAAAAACTTATTTAATTAAAAAAGTTAGTTATGAGATTAATAATGATTATAAGAAAACACTAAATAAGATTAAGAAAAGTTTTACAAACTACTACAAAAGTCTTACAGATAAAGAAAGTTTGTATATGAGATATAAAATAAATGCGTATAAATATACCAATTCGATGAATAAAGGATGCTTGCCTTATTTGGAAGATATTATTTCATATTATTTTAATGAAAAAAATAAAAATAATTGGTCAAATAACGATATCCATAAGACATCAATACAAATATCAAAAGTTTTATATAATATAATATTATCTATTGATAATAATTATAAATTAAAAAACGAAAATATTGTATTGTGGGTATCGCAGATATCATAGATATCATAGATATCATAGATATCATATTTAATTGGAATAAGCAAGACCGCCCATACCAGATAATATTCTCAAGACATTGTAATTTACCGCAAATATAAATATAGTTCCAGTAATTTTAGATGACAACGATAGAACCGCGGTATCAATACGAGACATATTGAGAGTGCCACTTGGTTGATGTTCTTCGGGTTTAAGAGCGAATGAATATACGTTGATGCCCTTGTGGTACATATCGGGAGTGTTTTCGTGATGTTGATAGGGTTGGACTAATGAGAAATATTCGCCTTGTCTTGTAGCAAAACGATCATTTCCGTTAAGCATTATTTTTGCTTGCATTACGGGATTAGTCGAGGTTACATAGTTATTATAAGTATTACCTGTGCCAGTTCCAGCATTAGCATCTCTTACAGATGTTGAAAAGTTATTCCAATATACAGACGATTCGTCTGATTTTTTAATAGTCCATACAAGTTCTTTACAAGGATGATTGAAATTCATTCTTAGACTTTTCATGGAATCAGAATTATTTCCCGAAGTGGTTATAGTGTCGGTTCCGGTAAATTGTAATTGTTCTATTAAATATTCGTGTGATAATTGGGCGAATCTTCTGCGTTCATCAGTATCTAAGAATATATAATCAACCCATAATGTTGGTTCATCTAAAGTTAATACTGATTTGGTAGTAGAGAAAATAGTATTATTATTAGGTACGCCATCGGGTTTATCTTGTTCTACACAATAGTTAGAAGCATTAGAGTCACATAAGTTATCAGCAGATTCATATTCAATATTTATTTTTACTTCGTGATATTGTAAGGCGATTAAGGGAAGCGCGAGACCTACATTGCGGCAGAACCAAAATTCTAGAGGAACATATAATTCGTAAGAAGTTGCTTCTGCTAATTCAGAACAGCAATTTTCTTTATTTGCACCAATCATTTTATAATATCCTTCGCGTTTGCCATATGGTAAGGAAAGTTCATTCCATATGTAAAGCCATTCTGAATAATGCTTATCTATACGTTGTCCGCCGATTTCTAATTCAACGGTTTTTAATAATTTTTGCCCAACATTAGGAACTAACGCTAAATGCTTATCAGTAGAGGTATTTTTTAATTTTCCGTAAAAATATACTCTATGTATTAAATCACCATTGCGAGTTATTTGATAAGTGGCACGAGAACCGAGAGAATTACTTCCCGATGCTGTTTGTTGAATTGCTTCAATAGCGAAGTTAGTATGACGACGATAAACTACTTTGAAAAAGGTAATTTGAGGATTACCAGTTAAATAAACATCCTGAGCACCATAAGCAACTAATTGAAGAAGACCACCACCCATTTACGCTATATTCTTTATACTATTAGAGGAGAAAAAAAAAAGAAACATTATAGCAATTTAACAACATATATAAATAATATAATTTAATTTGAATAAGCAAGGCCGCCCATACCCGAAAGTATGCGAAGAACGTTGTAATTTACAGCATATACATGAAGATTTTTCGAGCCAGTCATACTCGAGGTAACATCTAAATTGAGAACAGCGGTATCAATACGAGACATGTTAAGAGTGCCACTTGGTTGATGTTCTTCAGGTTTTAGAGCGAATGAATAAACGTTAATACCCGAATTTGAAGGTATATTTTCGTGGTGCTGAAACGGTTGTATTAAATTAAAATAAGAACCAGGTCTTGCGGAGAAACGGTCATTTCCATTTAATACGAGTTTAGCAGTTTTTATAGGATTGGTAGAAGTTATTGCACTTGTCTCTTTGAATAATTCAGAATTATCTGCGGCATATCCATTATTACCTGTTGAATAGTTAACCCAGTTATTATTAATAGTTGCTTTAGTGGCTGAGTGGCTTGAAGCACAGAACCATACTAATTCTTTGCAGGGGTGATTGAAAGAAAGTTTAGGTTTTATGCTAGTAGCAGAATCATTAATACTTTCAGTTCCAGTAAATTGTAATTGTTCTATTAAATATTCGTGAGATAATTGAGCGAATCTTCGGCGTTCATCAGTATCTAAGAATATGTAATCAACCCACAAAGTAGTTGAAGTTAAATCGAGAAGTTCATTTGTATTACCGCGGCAATTATCTTTAGTTTCAAATAAAATGTTTATTTTTACTTCATGATATTGTAAGGCGATTAAAGGGAGAGCAAGGCCAACATTACGGCAGAACCAGAACTCTAAAGGGATATATAGATTAGCATTAGTTAAAGACGCTAGTTTATCGTTAGCACCAACCATTTTTTTGTAGGCATCTTTCTTTGAAACGGGTAAAGAAAGTTCATTCCATACATACATCCAATGAGAATAATGTTTATCTATTTTTTGACCACCTATTTCAATTTCTACATAA